ATGGCAAAGATATGTCAAGTCACCGGTAAGCGCCCGATTAGTGGTAATAATGTATCACACGCGAACAACAGAACGCGTCGTCGTTTTTATCCAAATCTTCACACGCACCGTTTTTGGGTGGAGAGTGAAAATCGTTTTGTAAAATTAAAGTTAACTGCAAAGGGTTTGCGTATTGTCGATAAGAAAGGCATTGATACCGTATTAGCAGAAATCCGTGCACGTGGCGAAAAGGTTTAGGAGTAAAGTATGTCAAATACAAATGTAAATACAAACGGGCCTCGCACTATTATTAAAGATAGTTATGAGATAGAGATCACTAAAGAGTGCAAGGTAGATGTTTTAGAGGGTATCTCTAAACGTACTAACAATCCTTTTAAGATTGTTAAGCAAGAAGCATGGTTGCATACTGATGGTGTTGCTTATCCATCACGTTGTGCTGTTCAATTACATGATCGAGGTCAAACACGTGCAGAAGATAATCCGTATGCAATCGGAGTATATCACTTAGCTGACTTGATCACTGTTGGCGGGTTTGGCGATCTGCAAATCTCACGAGATCTAACTCTAGTGCTTAAACACAAAACCTAGTTATGAGTTCAAAAAACCCATTTTTTAGGTTTCAGGTACGTACTTCTTTAGCATTGGTACTAATGACTTCCTGCGCGCCTGTTTTTGCATTTAATTCCGCCTGGTTCCCATCTGAGATTGAATATAGAAACACTTTTTTAGCCTTACTACTGTTTATGGTGGTTAGCTACTCAATGGCATACCTAGGCAAAGTAATAAGAACTGGTGGTGCATCTTGAATGACACATTCACACTGCTTGATTTTATCTTTGTATTCTCACTGGTAGTGATGGTACTTAGCTTTAATGTCTTCTTTAACAGATGAGTTAATAGCTTGCTCTTACTAAGCTTACAAATGGAAAAAATAAGATGAATAAAATTTTAAAAAATATCTTGTTGATCGGTTTTGCCCCAGCAGTGATGCTAATGTCTAGTCAATCAATGGCGATTGACATGGTGAGTTGGAGTGCTGGCACAGGCCCAGATGCTACATCGACAGATCTTTATTATGTTGATAATCACGATCCTAATGGTAATTACTATTACCTATCTGGGTCTAATGTCTATCAGGATATTTATGGTAATAGCTTTAACGGGGCTACGGATGTTTTAACAACCTACTATGGTGATTCTTTTGATGTCTTTAGCGCTGCTCAATATGAAGCGGCTAATTATCTAGATTATCAGATGTTTATTGATGAGAATCCTAATGCAGGATCCACAACAACTGATACAACGACAACTGATACCACAGGTGATACAACTACAACCAGTGAAGGGACAGTAGCTTACAACGCAGGTGACATAACCGGCACGATTGCTAATATCCAAAACACCGCTATTGCGGTGATGGGTGCTTTTATTACGCTAGGGCTAACCATGATGTTTTATCGCAAGATCCGTGGGTTAGCCTCACGTGGTTAATCTATAAGAACAAATACGATGGGTTAATGACTTACCCTTTTTAAGTCTGACAATTGGAGAAGAACATGAACAAGTTAAAACTTGCATTGACATCTTTAGCCGTTATGGGTGCTAACTCTGCTTATGCAGTAGCAGTGGACTATGATGCAGCGGATATTACTGGCACGATCACTAATATTCAGACAACTGCAGTAGCGGTAATGGGTGCCTTCATTACTCTAGGTCTAACGGTAATGTTTTATCGTAAGATCCGTGGTCTAGCATCGCGCGGCTAGTAATAGCTTTAAGCGTTTGATTACGCACAGCTAGTACAAACCTTTAGAGGGGTTTGCGTTAATTGATATTAATTCGAATCTCTCTATTACTTATTAACTACCAAAAATAGTAACAAGAAACAAGATGTAAATAGCCAAAAAAACAAGAAGTAAATAACAACAAAAGGAAAGTAAAAAAAATGATCTACTTATTAATCGGTATTACTCTGGCTTATCTAGCACTACTCGTTTGGATTGGCACATCTTCAAAAGATTAGCAATCAGATCATAAACAATAAAGAGAACACTTAAAACAACAAGCAATGATTAAACAACTCACAACAGCTCTGCTCTTTACATTAGCACTCATGCCAATGAGTGCTAATGCTTGTGATGAGTGTGAAGAGCTACTCGCCGCTGCGGAAGATATTGTTTGGCAGATGGAGTCTTTGTTAGATGATGTTGTTACCTATTCAGATAGTGCAGCCACAAGTTCTGATGATGCTGCAACGTACTCAGATCTTGCTTCTCAATGGTCTGATCTTAGTGAGACTTGGGCTGATGTTGCTGAGCTAAATGCTAATAATTCAGAAGCCTTTGCTGATAATGCTCAGGCTTTTAGTGATATTGCTGAGCAGGTAACCAACTCAATCAGTAGTTATCGTGATCTATCTGCTCAATATGTTGATGATATAGCTACTTTTAGAGATGAAGCAGACTCCGCGTCAGGTAGTGCTCTTGATAGTGCTATAAGCGCTGCTGATTCAGCCATTAGTGCAGCAGAAAGCTCTCAAAGTGCACAGACTATTATTAGTGATCTAAATAGTCTAAGTCAATCTGCAGGGGACGCTACTAACCTGCTTAGTGAGATTGGAGCAATTACTGAAGCTATTAATCTCCTTAGTGAAAACGCCATTGCTCGTACAGATCTAATCCTATCGCTACATGACGAGATACAAGAAGATGTACAAACTATTGAAACCAAGAAACAAGAAGTGGTTGATAGTGCTGATGCATCCATGAATAGCTTTACCATTACCCAAGCTGAGCTAGAAGCTCAGTACGGTATCAAGCTTGCCAGTTTTGATGATAAGGAAGCACAGCTAGAGCAAGATAAGCAAAGCGCTTCTCAGGCCATTCAAAATAAACAAGATCAAGCATCTCAAGCAATTGATACGCAACAAGCAGACTCTATACAAGCCATACAAGACAAACAGTTTGAAGCGACTAATACGCTTGATGATTATCTAGCTTCTGTTGAAAACACCAAAACACAAACCCAAACTTTAATGAATGATCTTTCTGTTCTAGTAGACACCTCTAAAACTCAATCTGTAGATTCTATGGCTGATTTGGTTAACTTAGTAGATGACACGCAGACCCAAGCACTAGCTTCAATTAATGATTATGTTGAAGCGGTTGAGTCTTCTAAAGCCGATGCGGTTGCATCCATTGAATCCTTTACTGAAACAACCGATTTTGAAGTATTGGTTGATAATATCGTTAGCGCTTATCTGAATGACAATCCTAATACAGGTAGTGGCGTAAATGTTGCCGCTCTTGATGCTAATACAACTGCTGTTGAATCAAATACCACGACTACGGATGCAAACACTCAAGTAGTAGGTAGTAATACTGAGGCAATAACTAATAATACTAACGCATTAAACACTAATACAGAAATCACCACTAACAACATTGATATCTTATCTGCCAATACAGATGCTACTACTGGTAACACTAACGAGCTGTCAGGTCTCAAGGCTGCTATTGATGCCAACACTGCCGCTTTAAACTCAGGCGGATCTGTCTCTGAGGGTGAGTTCACTGGAGAGGTTGGTTATGTGGATATTGGTACTGGCTATGTTGATGGGCTGGGTAGCACCTTAACCAACTTATTGTCACCTGATAATTCTGATAACCAATCAGGCTTTGAGAATGATTTTAATATTGCTAAATTGGCAGAGCTTGGTGGATCTACTTCAACTTATGGTCAAGATGCTAATTTTGCAGGTCAAGGCGGCACTTGTCCATTTGACTCCTTTAGTATTAATGTTCTAGGTGGTCAAGTGATAACGGTTGATACTTCGTTCATTTGTATGTACTCACGTCCTTTATTTAATTTAATGATGACCATCATTATTCTTTTAACCCTAGTAGTTGGATTTAGATATGTCACAAGATAGAGGAGATAGCTAATGGGCGCTATTGTTATTGCCATTAATGCAGTTCTTAGATTTATCACGGGCGCCAAGGTATTAAGCTTCAGCTTCTTTACTTGGATCAGTTCAAACTTCATTACCTTCTTTTTTGCCTTCCAGTTTATTGTCTGGATTGCCAGTGCTATATTTACCTTAATCTTAGGATTCTACGGCACTGAGATTCTCTCTACCATTTTTGATATGACTGGCATTCAAACTTACGTCAGTTCACTGCTAGCCAATATCTTTGATTTTGGATCGAGCATTAATACCGATGGCAATGCTTTTGGTACAACGCTAGAAGAGGCTCTGTTGTACTTCCACTTCTATGACTTTTTTAATCTGATCATCTCTTTATGGTTTGGCATCTTTGCCCTAAAGCTTAATATTATGGTTTTTAGAGCAACTCGCTTTAACTCAGCTAAGTCAGACATTCTTGGCTCTATGAGTGGCTACAAGAGCTAAATTAATGATAAGCCACAATAGACAAATAATTCTAAAAAGTGTCCCGCCGGGACAGTTTTATCAAATGAATATAGCCCAAGAGTCGTGCTCCCTGGGAACAGTAAAAGCACAGACTATATTTTTAAAACAATCAAAAGTAGCCGGGCTACTTTTTATAACAACCTTAATCACTAAACAACTATGATCCATTTAATAACAGGCAGACCCGGACACGGTAAAAATATATACGCATTAACCTTCTTAGAAAAAGAGGGTTTTATCAATTATGACAAAGAGTCAAAGACTTTTAGTTCAACCATTGATAGGCCGTTATTTTTTATTGCCTTTGACAGTATTGATATTGTTGATGCAACTACTGCTAAGTATGAAGACCTAGACAAACTGCCTGAAGATCAGGAGAGTGAGAATAGATCCAAGTTCCCAGACAACTCAGTGATTGTTATTGATGAGGCGCATCGTTACTCTCCACGCTCAAGTAATAGATCAGGCTTTACCGGCTTTGTCTCATTTTTAAAGATTCATCGCCATTTTGGTTTTGATTTTATCTTTATCACTCAATCGCAAAAAGATCTCAATATTGATATCCGTAATTTGGTGGAGAATCACTTTAGGGTTAATAGGCCTTTTGGCACACAAAAGAGTTTTGTTAATCATTACCTTGGTGCTGAGACTTCAGAGAACAAACAGCCGGTTAAACAATCAAGTAAACCTTTTATTTTAGACAAACGATTCTTTGAGGTTTATAAGTCGGCTTCCATCCATAACTACAAATCAAGCATTCCAAAGAAGTACTACGTCTTCATTGTACTATTTATTATTTTTATTGGCTTTGTAATAAGCAAAGGCATCTATGTCATTGATGCTTTTAGCTCAGGAGACGCACTTAACTTTGGCAAAGAGCTGCAATCTGAGCTTGTGCCTGATAAGCAGCCAACGCTAAGCAATGAACAGAGACGAGAGCGATCTGCTAATAGATTACAAAAGCCCTATTTTTATATCTTTAAGAATCAAAAGAAGTTTGAGAATCAGGGTGTGATTTTATCTACCATTGCACCCAACATCGTTATCAACAAAACTTCAATTTTTTGTTATTGCAATAAACAACAAATTGAGATACTTGATAACCTGATGCGTTTGATTGATACCTCGAACAATATCAAGATTGATTTTATATTGGTATCATTTAGTAAAAAAGACTACATGGACTTTAGTCTTAAATACACCTTCCAAAATGATTACTTTAGTATTAGTCCGTCTACTGCTTTAATACCAAATCTATTGCTACTGGATTATCTGAAGACTGATTATAAGACTCTAACTAAAATTAACTCAACAGCATTGGTAGAGGTGGGTGAGAGTTTTAGCTCTAACTTTGTTACCAAGTATCCAGTTATCTTAAAAGACTACAAGTCTAGTAGTGTTAGTAGTGTTAGGCTTAAATCAGATAACCTGGTTAAATCAACATCTACATCAAAATCTAAACAACAGCCTTCAGACCGAGTTGTTGGTGAGAAGATCTCCTATAACAATGTAGGCTTTGAATTTAAAGTAGCTACACAGTATGTGGATGATGAGACC